TCTGTACAACATCGGGGGTAACTCCAAAACGTGTATCACTGCTATTTTTAATAAGAAACCAGTCTGGCGTTGTAAACTGCACACCTGTTAGAGAAGCCGTAAAATTCATACTCTGCCTACTCAAACCAAAAGCCCCATTAACAGTATTTCCCGCATTAGGAATATATCCGTCAAAATCCGCTTTAACAGCAATCTCTCTGCCGTCAACCATTAACAGATTATTAGGGTTGAGATAGTACGCTTTACCATAGCCATTGTGCATAATAAGTTTACTACCACCATGACAAATAGTCGTTGACGTACTATTAATATCAATCGCGGGTGTGGACGGTGCATAATTACTTGCCACAGAAATCAGTGGAGGGCCACTAACAGCGGGCATAAAACTAAATCCATTAGCCTGTATATACATACTTCCACCAGTACCAACAAACCTAAAATTGTTACGTGTAAGGTCAAGTGTAGTTCCGCTAAGGTTATTACCCTCGTTAGGGATATAACTTGACCTAATATCACTTTCCGCACCCTCTGCTCGGCTCGTTTCTGTAGCAATTTTACCGTCAAGGGTCTGTTCTTCCGTTGTCGCTCTTGTAACCTCATTGGCAAGGTCACTCGCTACACTATCTATGCTATCCTGCAAGTTTTCATCAGCCTGCTGTCTGTCGACAATCTCTTCCGACAAATCTCTTGCAACATCAGCAATATCGGCGCTTATCTCATTTTCCCTCGCTGTCGCTCTCGTAATCTCTGCATTAAGGTCTGTTCTTATTGCGCCCTCGGCATTAGTCGCCCTTGTCGTTTCCGTCTGAATAGCAGTCTGCAAATTTCCCTCTACCTGTTCGGCTCTATCTGTTTCATCCTCGATAGCCTGTTCAAGTTCGCTCTCTTTTGCCGCCGCTCTTTCATACTCTGCAACTAACCTCTGTGATAACGCATTTTCAGCCGCTATCGCTCTATCTGTTTCAGCCTGTTCAGCTGTCGTTGCTCTTGTCGTTTCAGCTTCAATCTTTGTGTCAAGTGCCTGCTCTGCCGCTGTTGCTCTTGCAACTTCCGCACGGATAGCCGCCCAAAGGTCGTCAAGTAATGCCGCAACATACTCTTTGACATCCTCGAACTTCTCTTCCCACCATGCACCAAGAATTGACTTCCATTCGCCCCAACTATCGCCGCTATTTTCACGGAAATAAATGTCCTTATCCGTAATAAACAGCTGATAATTGTTAGCTGTCGAATACTCTTTATCATCGTTGGTAATCTCGCACCACTGGTTTCCAACTCTCTTCAACTGGAAATTAGACAGATTGAACAGTACACACTCTGCACCGCTGAACGGTTTAGCCGCATCGGGTAAGTTATCGGGCAAAGTCTGTTCAGACCCCTCGACAAACTTAAACCTATACACAGTATTCATCTGCGCAACATCAAGGTCGGGTAAATATTTTTCGTAATTGTCATTTGTGATTGCAATTTCATAGTTGATTAAGCCTTTACTCTGATACCATGCAAAGTAATCATTTACAAACCTTTGCAATTCGCAAAAAGCTTCGGCAAGTTCTTCAATGTTGATTGCGCCTATTTTCACGTCATTTATAACATGATTAAGGTAATCAAAACTTTTCGCCAATAATTCATAATAGCTTAAACTATCATCATAAACCAAAGGTATAACCTTATTACACCAAAAATTGAAATGGTGCGGTATGTGCGGGTGCATAATCATAGGTGCAAAGTCCGCTTCATGGTTCATAGGTTTTCTATGCCTATGCGGAAAAGGTCTTGGGTGTGGATAGTGTCTATGTGGTGGAACAGGTGGGGGTGGTGGCACAGGTGGAACAGGCGGTACAGGTGGAAATCTTTTATCAAAATCACTCATATAAAAATCCCCTTTCAATATAACATAAAAAATAAGTCGGATAACTCTTCCAATATCATACTATCAATATTTAAAAAAGTTTCCCTAAATTCAAGCAACATTTTGGAATATGTCATATCTGATATTTTACCAACAGCATGGTTGATATATTCGTCTGCGTTTCGTATATTGTGATTGAGTTCCTGTGTTACATTTTCGATAAACTTCTTTTTGCTAACAGTATCTTTGTCGCTTTCATAAGTGTGTTTATCAACTTTATTACGTGTATAATCAATATTTTCGTCAACATTACCCGTGAAATCTTTTACCTCGTTTTCGTCTTTGTGATAGCTGTTTTCTTCCGTCTGTTTCCTTGTCATATCGCTAACAGTGTCAATAGTTTCATGCTCTGTTTTGTCTGTTTCCTTAGTGTTGTGCTCTGTCTGTTTAGTGTTTTCTGTTTGCAATTTACTGAAATCTGTATCAGCTGTTTTGTCCTTTTGACTATCAGTTGTAACAGTTTCGTCAATATCATAATGGGTGTGATGCGTTTCGTCAATGTCATGCGTTACAACGTCCACACCGTCTTTTTTGGTCGTTTCAGTACCCGTTTCATCGGTAACTGTTTTATCATCGGTTATCTGCTGATAATTTCTGATATGGGTCACATCATCGTCCGTTGTTTCATCGAACTTTTTATGCCCCTTTGTTTGACTTTCCGTTTTGCGTTCGCCCTCGTCTTCTTTATGTTCTACCTCGTCAATTTGTCTTGCATTAGTAAGCCAACCAGTGTCAAGCTTTCGGGGTAAACTCTGATTTTCGCCAGTTTCGCCGCCAGTACCATTGTCAACGTGAATTAAATTACCCTGTGGCGTATCACTATAAAGGTCAATACTACTTGTTGTGCGGTCACTACTGGTTTTTGTTTCTTCTTTACCCTCGGTTTCTTCTCCAGTATCGGTATATTCACTTCTACGGATATTGCGATTTTCAGCGCCAGTTCCAAGGTCGTCAAAGGTTTTGTCGTTCTGCTTTTCAGTTTTCAAGTTAGGTGTGCGAACAACAGTTTCGTCAATTTCTGTTGTGTCAACGTCTTTTCCCTTATCTGTAAGGTGTGTATCGTTATTACCGTCTTTTTGCTGAACAGTGTGCTCGATAGCATTTTCAACATAACCTGTTGTTTCATGGTCGTTAAGAGTGACATCTTTGTTGAGTTCCTTATCCTCAACTTCATTGATTTTGGTTTCCTTATCATCAACAACATTGGTGACAGTTTTAACATTTTCGTTGAGTTCCTTATTCTCCGCAAAGTCTGTGTCTTTTTCGTCAACCGTCTTTTCAACGGTATTTTCAACACCGTGCGTATTATCGGTAATATCGCTAACCATGTCAAGACCGTAATTTGTGCCAACGCCCTCTTCAAAATCCGTTGTGCCGTCTGTACCCTGTTCCATATTCTGCATTTTACGTTCATTGGCTCTTCCTTTATGGGTCATAACATAGTCAATGTCATGGAACGGGTTAAACTTTAATAACTCGCTTTCATATAACTGGTTATAATAGGGCATTATTTCATTCATTTTGTCGGCAAGTCTAAGTTTCCAAAGACCTACAGTTTCTTCGCATATCTCCCTTGTATAGAAATGCGTTAAGATTTTGCGTTCAAGCGGCTCTTTGTAATTCGGGTCGAATATCGGGTAAGGAAAATCAAAGATTTTAGGACGTGCAATAGTAATTTGTTTCTGTATGTCTGAATATCCCCCGCGCTCTTTACTGCTATTCATTTCAATAATGGTGCGCAACTGCGTTGTATAATTAGCCATTGTCTAACACTTCCTTTTCAACCTCTTCGACATCTCCGTCCTCTCCAACTTCCCCGTAATCGTTGTTAAATTCGCATGAAACATTAAGACCAAACATACGGTTAATATCATCACACGCTTTTTGTCGTTCACTCAATCGCACATCACGGTTAAGAAGAACGCCGCCCTGTGTTCTGTTTACTTCATCTGTAACCATACGCTCTTTTTTGTTTATTGAAATATTCGGCACACCCAAATATGTTAAGGCTTCGTTCCAAATATCCATTTTTAAACTCCAAAGGCGGTCAGCCATATACGGCGCATCTGTCCTTATTGATTTTATCTCAACGGAATTTATCTGCTTGTCCGCAAAAAGTACAGGCTCATTACCTACATATTTTCTGTACACATTACGCAAAGCAAGCATCTGTTTTTGGTCGCCGACAAGAAGAACGGGTGTCTTTTGTGCAAGCACATTAACGTCAATAGTGCGGTCGATATTTTCAAGCCGTTTAGCAAAAGCAACTAAGTTAAGTGTGAACGGGTTACGCAACTTGTTATTGTAAATTGCAACACTATTTGTTTTATCAAGTGACTTTGTGTATTTACCGTCATAACTGTATGCTGTACGCTTATCGGGATTGCCGTATATGTCAAGGCTTTCAACAACAAACCTCATATTGAGATATTCGTCTGTAACATCATCGCGGAAAAAGATAGCCTGCCCACAGGTTAAAAGAGATAATTCCAAATATCGCACATCACACGTATCGGGCAAGTTATTCCATTTAAAAGTAGCAAGTGACATTTCGCAAAGTCTTAGAAAATAGTCAAACGCTGTAACTTCATTTTGCATTATTGTACGGTCTGTTATGTTTGTCAAATTAAATGCGGGCATTTCTGCACCCCCTTTATTGTGGTCTGTTTTGATACTTTAACTGTTCATATCTTCCGACCTCGGTCGGGTCTTTCCAAAACGTGATGCCATTTTGATAGATAGACAGTATCTTTGACATATATCGTTGCGGTACGCTTGTTCCCTTGCCCTCGCTAATAAAGAGTTCCCAATGGAACGACATTTCATTACATTGTATGTAATTAAAGTGCGGGCGGCAAGTGTCATAGTTTCGTATGTTAGGGACTTTTACTCTGTTTGTCGCATAGCCAAACATGGTGAATATATCATCAATGATTTTTGCACCCTCATTTGTAGGTTGAATTATTTTGAAATAAAAATCCCTTTGTTTTGTCGAAAAAGCAGACATGACTTCTTGAACACTTCTCGCTGTTGGGGGTGTTGTCATAGCTGTTGCAACAGTTCCAACTTCTTTTAAAAATCCCGTTACACCTGTTTTTAGCATTTTAGCGCCCGCAACTGCACCAACACCGCTTTCGCTTGTTGCTACCGTTGTAGCCGCGCCCGCAACCATTAAAGCTATATCGCCAACAGCGGCAAGCCCGTGCGCCCAACCCTGTTGCCCCCACCAGTTTGCAAAATTGTTGCCGCTATATAAAACAAGCGGAAAATTTTCCATAGTGAGTGAACGGCAATAATCTGTACCAACATTGCCAGTCACACCACCGTCATACGATTGCGGTGACATTCGTATTTGTGGCATAGCGCCTAAACAGGGGTTGAATATAAATTGGCATTTTTCACTATTGAATAACTCCATTTTATAGACAGCTTCACTATTTCCGCAATCAACAGACAAAACTGTAAAAGGATATGTGAACAATTTGTTGTTTGCGGGTCTGTAGCCGTCAATGGTACTTGCTTGCTCATAAGACATTTTGTCTATCTCATAAGACGATGCGGGTATTTCCTCTGTCACTCTTGTAAAACGTGAGGGAAACAGAAAAATGGTTATAATGCTTTCAAGTTTACCTGCCGCCGCAATAAGGGCTAAATCCTCGGTAACAATGTCATAATCATCGGACGCGTATGTTTTTATGCTACCGCCAAAAGGCATATTGCCAACCTTTTTGAAACACGGGTCAACTGTGGGTGATAATTCTTGCATATCAAAAGCGGTAACAAGACAGATACTATAATCATTAAACCACCCTGTCCGCTGTAGCACATTTAGCTTATATGCAACATTGGGTATTTGCTCTTGTGTCAAACTATCCCCCACATGGTCGGTCAAGCTATGTTCTCTAAGAACATGACACTCCCTCAACTCGTAATTCCACATAAACGATTGCATAACATCAATTTCAAATGTAATCTCTGTACAGTAGTCATTGACGTACTCAACCGTATGGATAAATGCAAAAAACCACATTTCCCCAAACTCTTCATTTTGATACGCCATGTAATTACAGTCATAATAATTACAACCGTTCCCCTCAATTCTCACATACTGCCGTTCATTACGTGTGAAACTCTGTCCGCTGAAACTCACTTTGCAATCAGCTTTCGGGAACGTAATTTCTTCACTTGTCGGCAAGCAGTCAAAATATTCAAGCTGTTGTTTTCGGGTCTTGAAATGTAAGGTATTCTGATAGCTTTCATCAAGCGGTACAAACCGATAAAGCTTTATTATGCCATGCGGTACAAAAGGTTGAAAATCAGCCATTGTCCTCACTCTCCCCCTCAACGGGTAAAGGCTTGAAACCTATTGTCAAAGTGTACTCTGCGGGTAAGATGCCGCAATCAACAAGAAATTGTGTTACACCGATAACCTGTTCAAGTGAGTGTGTCTGTGAAAATGTTTTGTATTTTTCTAAAATAGTGTTTTTCTTTTCGTCCATAATATACTCCTTTTTCCCACCCACCCATTTACCCCAATTTTTATTAAATTACAATGTTACGTATAATGTCAAAAGCATCTGTCATGTCGCTAATTGCGCTTGCAATTTGTGTTTTCTGTTCTGTGGTTAAGTTTTCATCGTCAAAGCGGACAGTGCTGTCGTAACTGTCGTTATCTGAAACCGATAATCTGATATTTCTTGTTGCCATATTATCACTCTCCTATTAAGGCGCTACACCAACAACTGAGCTTTCCGACTCGCCGTTAGAATATGTAACGTATAATTCAACATCACCGCCACTTTCCGTATTGCCGAAACTTGTAAACATTACGCTTGCATAGTTATTACCGACTTCGATTTTAACTGTATCGTCATTGGTTTCAATGCCTGTGATTATGCCGCTAACGGGTAGTGTTGTACTCTGTGTTTCGGGAGCAATACCATACCATTTATTAAGTTCAAGCGGAGTGGTTTGTTCAATAGCTTCGCCCGTAACCATATCAAGTAAATTAACGTTGGGCGCATTATCGCCGTCATAGTTTTCAGTGTCAACAAGTGCAACCGCATTGTGGAACGGCGATACGCTGAACAGTTTCCAACTGTGTAAATTATAATTCCAATAAAGACCCTGCCCGTTAGGCACATCACGCATTTCAAGCAGTTTGTCGAAAATCATGAAATAATCACGGTCAACGACAAGGGCGTGTACCTTGCTTAACAGCGTGTTTTCTGCTTCACTGATGCCCTTATAAGTGGTGTCATATTCAAAGAGAGCGTTAAGTCTTGCTATCTCATCGGGGCTAAAGTAGAAATGTGGTGTAAGTATTCTCTGCGCCTTGAAATCAGCATAAGACAGGTTGAACGCATAAGCAAGAGCGTTTACATCGACATTTGCTTCAAAGTCCGCATCAATGATAATGCGCTGTGAAGAAAAGTCGCTGAAATTCAGCACACCCGCAACATTGTACATTCTGCTCGGAAATGTCATTTGATTGCATACCGCTCTTAAACGTGTAAGGGTTTTCTTTGCGTTGTCCTCTGTTATAGCACCCTCGGACGGAATAAAATAGAAATGGTTTGATAAAAGTTCTCTTGCAAGCAGATAGCGCATAGTAAGAAATTCGTCATATTCCATGCTTGTTGCTAAGCGGCTCATTATACGCTCGATAAGGTCGTTCACACCATTAGCCGACAGGAACGCCAGTTCAAGGTCGCGGCGCTGAATTGTAGTCTTGTAAAATTTCTGCCAATTCAGATAATGGAACGCTGAACGCACATCGGGTATTTCACGCTTGAAAATTTCCTCTTCCGCGACCTCTGCGCTGTATTCCTGCGGGCGTACAATGTCAACCCAAATTTCTTCAACTGTTTCGCCAAATTCAAGCATACCGCGCTTGAACGCTCTCCACGGGTTTTCAAACGACATAGATGCGACAAGCACTTTACCGATACGGTTTATAAGCGCTGAAATAAATTCGTTCTGCAATGCCGTGTTGTCCATGATGATAGCGCCAATTTCTCTTATACTTTCGGCGTTAGGTGTCGCAATAGGAACGTGTTCACGGAAATCAACTGATGCGTGTTCACGGATAACATTTAAGACCTCGTGACTTGCATTAGTTAATGTAATTCTTTTTGGTATAGTAGGCATTAAAGTCACTCCTTTTCAATGAATAAATCTTCAAATTTCTTTGCGGGCGGCTTTTGTTTCGGTTCATCTTTCGGCACAGGCTTGCTCTCGTAAAATGTATCTCTGTAGCGTTTGCGCCAGTCCTTATCAAGATTTTCCTTTTCCGTCTGCAAAGTTTCTTTTTCGCTTTCAAGTGTTGTAATTCGTTCATTGAGTTGTGCAATTTGTGTTTCGGTATTAGTATCAATGTTGGTGGCATATTCCAAGAGGTCTAAGACCTCATCGCTTGTATTATCGCCTATTAGCGTTTTTAACCCTGTTAAGAAGTCGTTTCTGTTGTCTATCATTTCTGCTCTTTCCTTTCGGTGCAACTCTGAAAGTCTTAGGCGGTTTATGAGGTTTAATTTCGCCTACACTTGCAATTACTCCTGCTCTTATACCTTTTCCGATAGTTCCTAAACCTGCCATGTAATCACTCCTATATTGTGTTAGCCATGTTTATTATCAAGTCGGGTAAGTATTTAACAACCTTTGCGGCGTTATACCAATAATCGGGTGTTGCTATTGCGCCCTTTTCAACCAGTACCCTCATTGCGGTGTCAAAGTCAGTAATTCGCCCTTTGTTTGTAAAAATAGTTTCGTCATATAAAAGCGATATATCAACACTACCGCCTATGCCGTCAACTTTTCCGACACTTGTAAATTGCCATAAGCTGATAGCACCTTTCACAATGGGTTTTGTCTGCGGCGTACCTTTGTTTGTTCCATACTTAGCAATCCACAATGGGGCATCACCCACACCAACGGGGCAAGACTGATTAAAGTAGCTTTCACTCATGTAAAGTCCTGCGGTATAGCCGTAATCTTTGACATTGTTTGCAAAAGTTTCAAATAGTCTGTTTGCAAGTGGAATTTGATACTGTTCTTCAACATCGTACCATAGTACTTTGGATAAGCGGGGATAATCTTTGTATTGCTCGACAAGTCGGATAATGTGATTAGCTTCACTCGCCGCCTGTGTTGTGCTTTTAGCATATGAATAAATGTATACACCGATATTCATGCCGACTGAAATAGCATTTTTCATGTAGGTGTGAAACATTTTATCGTCCTGTTTGCTGTAGTTATCACCGTAACCGCATCGGATAATTACCGTATCAACCTGTTTTGATACTTTGTTAAAATCAATATTGCCGTTGTGGTATGAAATGTCAATCACTTTTTGTTCGGGCATTTTGTAATTCCCCCTTTAACTCGTTTATTGCAATCGTATTATTGTTAATAGCTTCGGACAATATTCTTGCAATGTTTTCAGTTTCTTCTTTGTGCTGTTTTTGCATCTGCGTTTGATTATAGATAAAGTAACAACATAATGCAATCGGAAAACCAACTGTTGATATAAAATCTGCTACGTTTATCGGAAACACCCCCTTTAATTTTCCTAATTATATTATAACTCAAAATTGCAAAAAAGTCAAGAAAAAGTTGACAAATATGGTAAAATATGGTAAAATAAAGTAGAGGTGATTATATGCAAAATAAGTTTTATGACGGCACTAAGCTTTTGTCGCTCATGGATATTGACGGCGAAAAGCCCGAGATTATAATTTGCACCTCGAACCGTTCGGCGGGTAAGACAACATGGTTTAACCGCTATTTTGTCAAGAGGTATAAAGAGCACGGCGAAAAGTTTATGCTGATATATAGATACAAGTATGAAATTGAGGATTGCGCCGAAAAGTTTTTCAAGGATATTAGAGGGTTATTCTTCCCGACTGATACTATGGAAAGTAAAGCAAGGAACGGTATTTATCGCGAATTGTATTTGAATAATAAGCCTTGCGGATATGCTATTTCACTTAATTCGGCAGACCAATTAAAGAAATATTCGCATCTGTTTAGCGATACTCAACGTATGCTGTTTGATGAATTTCAGTCTGAAAACAACCAATACCTGTCTGATGAACTTAAAAAATTTATATCCGTTCACACGTCTGTTAGTAGAGGACAGGGGTCACAAAGTAGGTATGTACCCGTCTATATGCTAAGTAATAATGTAAACATTTTAAATCCGTATTATGCGGAACTGGGTATTGCTGAACGATTGCAAGCCGATACTAAATTTTTGAGGGGTAAGGGCTATGTGGTCGAACAGGGCTTCAATGAAGCGGCTATGCTTGCGCAAAAAAGTAGCAAGTTTATGCAAGCTTTTGCGGGCAATGATTATGCGGCATATTCTTCCACACGTTCATATCTGTATAGTGATACTGCTTTCATTGAAAAGTTGAACGGCGCAAACAATTATATCTGCACATTGCGTTTTGAGGGTAAGGAATACGCAATCAAAGAGTACCCCAATGAGCAACTAATGTATTGTGACGAAAATGTTGACAGATATTTCAAGTTGCGAATTGCGGTTAGCGCTGATGATTTAATTCCGACTTATAGTTTACGCACAAACAATGATACTTTGATTAGAACGCTAAGGCGGTACTTTGATAATGGGTATTTTAGGTTTAAGAATAGTGTCAGCAAAAATGCTGTGATAAACTTGCTAAGATATTAAGGTATCACCCATATTGACCTCACTTGAATTACTGTGGATAAGCATAGAGTGAAATCTACCACAGAATTTGTCAGTCGCTTTCTGCTTGTGATAGTCGTATGGTTTCTGATATATTTAAAAAGCCCCCGATTTTGGTCGGGGGTTTTACTTATTTGTCATAAACCATTTTTCTTTGTATGGTTAATCTGCCGTTATATGTTTTTATAATGTCAATTTTATAAATTGTGCCTGTACCTTTTGAACAATACCAATTACAATGGTTTTCCATATCTTTAATGGCATAGTTTAAATCGTCATATCTCCCTTTGCAACTGCTTGTTCGCTCACTGTCTGTTGTCCATAATTCATAGTAAGAGTATTGTATTTCCATTTTATTCCCTCATTTCAAAAGTTGTTTCACTCAACAGCACACCACCGTCAATCTGATGCGCAACCAGTTTTGACGGAATACAAAGACCCTCTTTAAAATCGGCATAGGTGCGTTTTGTTGATAAGAATTTTTCTTCATCGTCTGTCATATCGTCTATTTCTGTTACACCTCTAAGAGATAAATCAAGTAGTTGCTTGCATCTGCGCCCCATGCCCGCACATACCACATTGTGATAGGGTGTTTCAATGGGTTCAAGATTTTCTGCGACAACGTGTTCGATATACGTTTTCTGTCTGTGGAAAATTGCTTCATCCCATGAACTTTCTAATTTCCAATGTAGGAACTTTGTTGGGTGTACATCAATGCCTTTTAATTCATCGGCGCTTAGGTCACAGTGTATACTGTCAGTATCGGCATAAATGAACCCTCGCTTGTTCTTCCCATAATAATTCATTTGTGCATGACGGATAGTAAAGTTTCTTGCATAGCTTGTTACCGCCGCACCGCAAGCAACAGAAATGAGTTGTTTGTCGTGCGCTTCCTGCATAGTAAAGCTTAATGCACCCTCGTCATTAAGGTGTGCTAACTTAAAACTACTATCATCACTTGAAGCAAGCTTGCCATATAAATTGTTTAAGAACAGCTTAGCCAGTGTACGCATAGCCCCCGTTGAATTTTCTTTGACCGTGCGCCAGTGGTCTATATACTTGTCGAAAAGCCCTAACTCTGTAGCAAAGTAACAACCGCCTATTATCTCGGTGTTGTAAAGGTCGTAATGGTCGTTAATAAGTTTCCAATCCGTAACGGATAGCACCATGTCAACCCGTGATAAGTTCGGTTTGTCATCAGCATCGTACCAAACATTGGTATATTCGCCTGTCGCTTTGTTGTAAATATCGGACGTTTCAAGCCATTGATTAGACCTATAAAAAGCGTTTCCCTTAATTTGTATACACGGTAAATGGTTTTTCTTAATTGAAAACTCGGTTTTTACTCTAATAAAGTAATACCAATAATCATCATTTTTAACTTGTTCGGGTATATCCCCTTTGAAAAAAGTTGGTTTGCTAACGGGATAACGATTGCCACTAACCGAGTGCATGACAGACGGGTACAAGCTGTTTACATCTGCGGTTATGCCGTTCTTGAAAAGTTTATCTTCTTTACCTTTGACAAGATAGCACCAACCACCTTTGTAACTTTTGCGGATAAAGCTGTCAGCGTTTGTATGAAACTTGTCTGTTATTAGATAATCGGGTATATCAATAGCGGATAGGTCAGGGAAGTATTCTTTGTAAAAGCTGTTTGTTAAGCCCTGTCGGAAATCTTTAAGACAGCATGAACCTATTGTTTGTGAGGTGTGACCCTCGTCAAACATAATCTGTAAGGCTTCACTCATTACAAGTACGTCATTTTTAATATACTTTAACTCCTCGTCTGTAATAT